AGTAAGAAATCTATTGCATCTAGTGGCACCAGTCAAAGAGCCATCAATAGAGCGAAATGTCCATGTCTTAAATCGTCCGTTTCTTTCGAGATTGACTGTAGTTTCCTTTGCATTTGTTCCTTGGATTTCTACGTTAGGGAACATCTCATGCCACGTGTATTCCACGGGATCATTGATAATTTCCAGAACACCATCATAAAGGGAACGTGTCAGAATGCTACTGTGTGCCGAAGACAGGTTAAAGTCATTCGGGAACCATCCACCTACCAATGATAAAAAGAAATCTTCCAGAGTGCTCTTGCCACAACCCGGAGGTACGCTTAATGCAAATATATCTAATTTGTCATCCATCAGGTCTTGCAGTGAACCTATGATGTTATGCTGTAAGAACACATTTCTTCGTGGTTCGTAGAATCGTTCTTTCGGGATTCGGTTCTTTTCAAGGTAAAGAAGCCCGCTGTCAACCTGATAGTTCTGTGCTTCCAATAATAAATACTGCCAGTAAATATCATCAAAATTACCGCTTCCAGTCAGTGCCGCGTTTCTTGCCGCAGTTGTATGAGCGTACCGACTGACTTTCATTGCCATATTCCGTGCATCTGGATTATCCTTGAAAGGAAGGTCAATATTCATATTCAAAAGTAAATCAAGGCAGTCCTTCTGATTTTGACAGACCGTCATATCATCATTAATGATTTGATTTAAAATTGCCCGATACCATTCAATCGAACCTTCTGTGAATTTTTGCATAAAAATAGAGCCAGACCTCCTTTCTTTTTAGGATTTAGTCTGGCTCTCATGTGGCTCTTTGACTGTTATTCACTTGCTTTGAAGTTATATATAGGTTTGATAATATCAACTATTTCTACAGTATCTTTGATGTTATCAATAATTTCTTGCGGTGGTTTGTAGGCCATAGGGCTTTCATCAATTGTGGATTTCTGAACGGATGTTGTGTATATCCCATCCATAGACTCCTTAAATTCTTCTAACGAGATGTTTTCTTTTGCTTTTGACCGGCTCATAATGCGTCCTGCACCATGCGGGGCCGAACAGTTCCAATCATCGTTTCCTTTCCCAACTGCAATAATGCATCCATCTCGCATATTCATTGGGATAAGAACTTTTTCGCCATGTCTAGCTGATATTGCCCCTTTACGAACAATGTTTGTATCGTGGTCAATATAATTATGAATTGTATCAAACCATGTGTTTCTTTGGAACGTCCAATTCATAGTGTAAAATATAGTGCTCTGTATACATCGTCTGTTTATTCTTGCAAATTCTTGACAGATTTTCATATCATGCAGATATTGTTTTCTGTGTTCTCCTGTCAAGTAACACAATTCTTTCGGAATACCCAGTTTGTCTGGCTTCCATTTTCGTTTTAATTCGTCAATACCATGTTGGATTTCCTTGCGTCTGCCAGAACGCTTGTATTCTTTCACCAATTTTTGTATTTCAGTTTCGAGCTTGTCTGTACCTTGCATGTCTTCTATGGCAATTTTTTGATATATTTCAGCTACTTGTTTCCCGAGATTCCGACTCCCAGTGTGGATTACAAGATAATTTAATCCTTTCGAATCAGTGTCAACTTCAATGAAATGATTTCCGCCCCCAAGTGTACCAAGGCTCCTGCGAATCCATTCAATATTTTTGAGTCGAGAAAAACAATGAAGTTCTTCTAATTCTTCAAAATTTATGATTTCGTCACGTACGTTTCTTCCTGACGGAACATTGTTTCTTATTACTTCGTCGAGAATTTTAAAATCTATTGTTCCAACGTCAGCAGGAATTTGTGTTGTAAGCATTCCACATCCAATGTCTACGCCAACAATGTTCGGGATTACTTTATCTCCGAGATCGGCAGTAAAACCAATTACACATCCTGCCCCTGCGTGAACATCTGGCATGATTCGTACTTTGCATTCGGAAAATGCAGGCTGTTTTATCAATGTATAAATCTGATTTAACGCTTCTGGTTCGATGTTTTCTGTAAATATCTTCAAGTCACTCATAATGGCACTCCTTTCTGGCTCTCTGATTAATTATTTATTCTTTCCTTTCAACAACAGTTACGCTACCCTCAAATACTCCAAAATTGGAAGATTCCTGAAACGTATGAGTCTCGGCAATATCATCATCAGTCATAGGGCGTGTGAGATACCATAGTGAATTATTTTTCCATGTAATTTCCTCTAACTTTTGGTTTGGTTCCAACTCTAATGTTGTGTTTCCGCCGCAATTTCTTGCGGAAGACTGGTATCCGGCCATTCCAAGCGTCAGTGATAAAGCTGTTATTGCAACGATTATCTTTTTCATTCTGTGCATCCTCTCATTCTTACTGGCCATTCAAAGCCAAAATCTGAACGCTTGATTTTACATTGTGGACTTCCGTCTTTCCAGAAAACTAATCCTTCTATTTCGTGTTCGGAAAGATATTTCTTGATTCCATCGAACGTTCTTTCGACTTCAACGATTTCTTTGCCATGTTGAACAAGTTTATCACAATCCATATTGTACGGATTTCCGCAGAAATGTTTTCCTATTGCTTCGTATGTTCCGTCAGCTAGATAAATTGTTACATTTCCTTTTATCGGACTATACGCTTTCAAAAACCACTTATCAGACGGATTATTCTTGTCAACCTTTACCCATCCCGGCCAATGACCTGTAATAGAATCTGGCTCACAACAAGGGATAAATCCCTCTGGTGGTATTTTACCTTTCTTGCAGTCATATCTTTTATAATATTCTCCGTCAATTACTGCACAGCAAGAGCCGTCGTATTTAACTGTTGCAACACCTTCTCCTTTAAGTACCCATTCCATGCCCGGATGCACTTTCGGAAGAACCTTTACAACCTTATGGTCTTTAAATTCTCGCTCAAATAATGTTGGTATCTTTTTCATTTACTCACCTCACAATACTTCTAAGTGAATCCCACCACTCATCTTTTTCTTTTATATCTTCTTCTCGTTTATATTGAATTTTTATTTTATATAGTCCAGAATCAGATACGTGTGGCTCAACATGTAAGAATTTGAATTTCTTTTTAAGATATCCTATTTCAAAAACACATTCTTTTGGAAAAACAGTATAAAGTGTGACAAATTCTACAAAAATAATTCTCTTATCTTTTTCATGGTACACATCAATATTTGCCAACGCATCGACAACTTTTTTGTCTTTAGCAAAAATCTTTATTGGAAAATTTACTACAAAATATTTGCTCATACATTAACCTCAATCTGGAATACCTAATTGTTTGTAAGTAAATACCGCTGTATATTTCTTTCCGCATTTGCAGCAAGTTTCTGTAATAGTGCAAGTTTTTTCTTTGTCATTACATTTCGATTCTGTATCAGAACTTTTGAACTTGCATCCACCTGTCAAAATACATTTAATCCGTTTTGTGTTCATCTTGTTCTCCTTGCAAAATTTTTCTGATGCAATCCTCAACAAGTATAAAGTCTTTATATGACATACGCATCTCGCAATTGTAAAAATGCTTTCCAATTTCATTTACAATTAATTTATAAATTCTAAACTTGGTTTCTTCCGAAAGTTCGTCCAGTTCCACAGGTTTAGTCTTTTGAAGTTCTTCCGCATCGCTGGCAACTGTTTTAATAACATCTTCATCAGGCACCTTTATAGAATCAATAGCTTTAACAATGTCCGAAGTGTTTTTCGGATATATCCCGAAAAATCCGCTGTCCATTCCTTTGAAAAATTCTTCTGGACTTACATCTGGATTATACAAAGGTAATTTCCGATATATTGCGAAGTATTTCTCTTTTTCCTCAGGAGTAAATACTTCTAATGCGGAGAATCCGCTTCGTTTTCGAAATACATCACATATATCTGGTGTTGGAAACGAGAACGGAACATGGAAATATTTTGTAAAAATCCCACAAGAAAGAAATCTGCGACTACCATTGGTTTCAATTTTTGAGTATGCACAATCATAACAAGTACTCATACATTCACCTCAAACTCTTTCTTGCAGTTGCTACCCTTGCATTTCAATTTAAGATGCCGAATTTTTGTCTCTGGGCTAATTAGAAGTGCTTTCTTTTCACAAAAAGGACAGCAATACCACAACTTGCCATTGATGTTCTTTATTAATGCCCGTCCGTCCCACGGCTCCGGTGGATTCATTACCTGAGAAAAATCTATCCCCTCAGATTCAAATGCTGATTTGATGCTCACGTTAATCTCCTATTCTT